TTGCAACAAGTAAATTTAATTGACTTTCAAAAGCTGCGTTAGGACCTAATAAAGTTTTATTCCAGTTTTTATTTCTTTTGCCATAAGAACCGCTATTGTAGCCACTCATTTGTGTTCTTAAAAAAGCTCTTTGCATTGCAATTTTTGGATTAAATAAACTTATAATTTTTTCTAAAAAACTCAATTTCATAATTAAAAACCATCTATAAACTCAGTATTTACTCTAATAGGCTTGCCTAGATTTGTATTTAGGTCTTTTAAAATTAAATTTCTAATTTCTTTCATTTCTGACAATGACCTATACTGAACTTTTTTGTCTTGATACTCGACGCGCAAAGTTCCGCTTTTAATTGCGCTGTCGATTGCATCTAAATCTGCTTGAGTAAAACTCATATCCTAATAATACTACCAAAAATCACTTTTACGTCTTTTAATTGTTTTTTTTACTTCAATGTCTTTTTTTAATTCTTGGTCTTTTAAGCGTGATTCAAAAGTTTTCCAATCTTCATCTGTAAATCTATCAATGCCAAACTGATAAGCTGCAGCTCTTGCATAAACTCTGCAATCTAAAGCCTCGTTTCTATTTCTTATTTTTTCCCAAACTGCAACATTTACGCCTCTTTTACTAATTGTTTTTTTCTGTTCAGCAGTTAGCATTTTAAAATATTCGGCTTCATATTCGGGGAAATGGCAATAACCACGTGGAGTAGTTCCGTCAACAGATTTTTCTAAATTTAAAAAAGAATATAATTCCTCTTTAATTAAAGAAACTGCAACTGGATAAAAAGCTAAACCACGTCTGTAAGTTTTACCATCGTTTTTTACATCAATATATTTTGGCTGTCCCACCATTAAAGCACCTGAGTTCATACCCTTAATAGCCATTAATCTAGAATCTCTAGAATTTCTAATATAGTTATAAACAATTTGCGTGTTGAAACCTGTATCAATAGCCATTTTTTCAATTTGAAATTTTTTATTTTTTTTGTTTAAATATATTTTGTCTTTTATTGCATCTAATTTGTCCCAAGTCTCTGCAAGGGTCGGGTCGCCAATAATTGAAACATAGTCAATAGAATAACTAACTAAATTTTTTGACCAGCCTACAATTTCTAACTCTATTCTATCTTTTTGTACGTCAACACCAGCCGTTAAAAACAATACGCCATCTGGAATAGTGCCCGGTTGATAATCTTCTTTCCTGCGATATAAAAATTCCCATTCTGGCGACTCGCCTTTATCTTTCCAAGTTTCACCTAAAACAGTGTTTACAAAACCCTTTAATTTTAATACGTTACCTTGCGCCTCTTCCCAATCTCTCGCAATGTCTGACCATGAATACCAACCAAGTGGTGAATACAAACTATTCAAGTGATAGCTTCTTAGTTTTTTGTTTTTTGTTTCTGCTGTTGGTATCCATTTTCCAGCTGCAAGCATTGTGTTTTTACTGCCCTCATTAATTGCCTCACCGCATTTGCAACAAGAATAAAAAACTTTATCAGGGTTATTTTTTTCCCATCGCAAATTGTCAAAAACTAATTTTTGATATTCGTTGCAATGTGGGCAAGGTACAAAAAAATATCTCTGGTCGCCACTTAAAAAAGCTGGTTCAATTTGTGAGGTTCTTTCTTCTGTTGGAGTAGAAACTAAAAATATTTTTCTATTTCTTTTAAATGTTCTAGTTCTTGCCTCTGCTAATTTTATTGGTGAACCCTCGCCACCGCAATCTGCTGGATAACCGTCTATCTCATCAAGAAATAAATACCTGATTGGAGCTGACCTTAAACCTGTAGGTGAATTTGCACCAGCAAGCAATAATAAACCGCCCGGAAACTCTTTTAAAAAAAGTGTATTTTGTGAATCTCGGCTTTTTTTTTCCATTACTTTATTTGCTAAAGTTGGAGTTTCGCTAAACATAGGGTCAAGTCTTTGTTTGGTTAATCTTTTTAACATATCAACGGTTGGCTGTACCATCATTGCTGGACCGGGGACTAAGTCTACAATATATCCTAGCCAGTTGTTGCCTGCTTCAGTAGCACCAAGTTGTGCGCCTTTCATAAATACAACTTGTTCAATAGAATTATTAGAACTTAAACTATCTAATATCTCTCTTAAATACGGAGTTCTATCAGTTCGCCATTTCCCCGGCTCGCTTGAAGCCTTAGAACTTAATAATCTAAATTCATCTGCCCATTGACTAACTGATAAGTTAATCGGGTCGGGTTTAAAACCTTTGATAAAACCTTTATAAATTACTTCTTCAGCAGTTATTGACATCTATCGTTTGAATTTCCTCTAAAACTTGTAAAAGTTCATCTTGAATAATTTTTTCAATTTCTTGGTCATCACTTATATAAGCTAATTCTGAAGCAATGCGACTTGGTATCGTTAATAAATTATTTCTAATTGCTCTTGCAGTGTTAAATAAAAATCTTTTTAAAATTTTTATATCAACTAAGTTTTTAACACGTTCCTCATAATCTAACTTAGCTAATTGCGCTGCATAAGCTTCTTTTATTGCTTTTGATTGCGCTAATGTTGGTGCGTTAGAAGTTTTTTCTTGCTTTGCTGTCCCTTGGCTAATGCTTCTTTTTTCAGCAATCCATTTATAAATTTTTTCTTTATCAAATAAATTACTTTTTCCTTTTTTTCTTGTAATAAAAGTGTCTAATAATCCACGTTGTAACCAAGCGTCAAAAGTGCCTCTATTTAAACCTAATTCTTTGCAAATTCTACCTGTGGTTACTTCTTCAGACATAAATCATCATATTTTTCTTTTGTAGATTCTAAAATTGCTTTTTGTCCTGTTAGTTTTTGCCATCTTTCAATAATTACATCACAATATTTTTCTTCCAGTTCCATAGCGTAACAAATACGCCCCTTATTTTCTGCTGCAATTAAAGTTGAACCTGAACCAGCAAAGGGCTCATAAACTGTCATATTTCTTTTGCTGCCATGAGATAAAAGTTCTTCTAATAAATCAACGGGTTTCATCGTTGGATGTAAATCAGCTTTTTGAGGTTTATTAAATTCTAAAATAGTTGTTGCTGTTGTAGGCCCATAAAATTTATGCGTTCCTTTCCAACCGTAAACTATAAACTCAAAAAAGCAATTATAATCCTTACGGGTTAATATTGCTTGATTTTTTTTCCATATTAAATAATTGCTAAATTTAATATTACTAGCATCAAAAGCAAGTCTTAAGTTATGAAGTTCTTGACCATTTAAAAAACAGTAGACAGTATTATAATCAGTAAAATCAATTATTGATAGAAAATCCGTAAAAAATTGTTTGTAATCTTTACCAGTATCGTTTGCAATATCTTTGTGCTTTATTGATTGTTTATCTAATTTTAAACCTTTTGTTTTAAGCCTTTTATTTTCATTTATTCTAATTTTATGGCGTTTACTTTCATAATCAACGCCATAGGGAGGGTCGGTTAAAAGCATGTCAATTTTTTTTTGTTGTGTTAGTTTTTGATAATCTTCCAGTTGTGTACTATCACCACATAAAAGTCTATGCCGCCCAAGCAGCCAGATATCCCCTTTTTTTGTAACTGGATTTTTTGCTATTGTTATTTCTTCTTCTTCTTCTTCTTCTTCTTCTATTTTTAAATTTAAAAAATTATCAAGCTCATCATCTGAAAAACCTAATAATGAAACGTCAAATTCTAAAGCGTTTAATTCCTGTAACTCATTAGCCAATAAATTTATGTCCCAGTCTGCATTTTCAGCTATTTTATTATCAGCGATTATATATGCTTTTTGTTGTTCAGTTGTTAAATAGTCTAGACGTATTACGGGGACTTTTTCTAGCTTTAATCTTTTAGCTGCCATTAATCTGCCATGACCAGCAATAATCCCGTTTTCTTTTGAGATTAAAATTGGATTTGTAAAGCCAAATTCTTTAATTGAATTAATTATCTGGTCAACTTGGTATTGCTTGTGTATTTTTGTGTTTTTTTCATAAGGGACTAAAACATCAAGCTCTAAAAATTCAATTTTTTTCGCCATTTTTTCGTGATTGTTATTTATTATTTTTGGCATTTTAAAAAATTATATATTTTTTATAAAAAAAATACATGCTTATTAAAAAAATTTAAGCTAGAAAAATACTGCGCCTCGCAGAACC